GAATAAGGGTTACCAGAGTATGCAACATTGAACAGCGTCATTACAGAAACAACTTCGCCCATTGCATCTACGGGAATAATAGATGATAATCCCGGTCGTGCCCACATTTCTTGCGGCTGCACAAGACCGGTAATTGGGTCATAAATTGCTGACGGACCTTGGCGGATAATACCTGCCTCAAGATCGTCCCACATAACATTGTTACCTGCAGCGTTAGACGTCCATACTGCTTGTCCGGCGCCATTTACTGTAGGTGGGCCATATTCTTCTTGCCACCACATCGGTTCTTCGCTAAATCCTAGCATTTCCCAAGGACGAGTATCCGGATTATAGGTATCGTAGTAATACTGGAAGATGCCTTTCCAATTTCCCGGAAGATCTAATGGATTATCACCGAAGTCTACAGCATCTCTATAGTTATATAGCTTCCATATATTTCCTGTGTATGGATCGGGATTAACACCGGGGCTTAAACTAGTAGTTGGCCAGTCATTAACACGGTAATTCGCTCTATACTTTGCCGACCACTTATTTAGATAAGATTCGGTAATTTCTAAATATTCCTCACGCGAGTAACGAGTTTGTCTGAAGTATCCTGATTTAACAGATTCTAGTCTCAACGGCAAATAATATTGGTTTCTAAATTTCTGCTCAAGAAGGTTATATATTCTTCTTTCGAGTTCAAGCAATAGCGCATCTCTATAATCGGAGAACTGCTTTGTAGCAGGGTTATATGTACCGAATGCAATAGTCTTCGACCCGTCGTGCCCAATAATAACCCATGTAGGATTAGTATACGTGGTATCCCATTCTATGCGAGGTGCATATGCTGAATACATTCCGACCTTTGTCGGGGTTGATGGAATATATGCTGGCAATGGATCTTGGTATAATGCAAATGTAACATTATCGCCGTAAGAAACATCTATGCTGGCAGGATTGATCTGAATATCAATTGCTAAGTTTATAGATACAATTTCGTAGTCTCGACCTATTAGTAGTAATGTCTCCTGTCCTGTAGTGTTGTAGACATACAATGCATTTCTAGGATTTGCTAAGTCAACGTAATTCTGTAAGGTAATCTGCCCATCAAGCGGAACCAACGTGCTTTCTACAAAATAAGGACTGCCGTTTGCAATCATATAAGAATATGAAAATGCCTTTGAGAACTCCTTTGATACATTAAGAACCTTAAGAATTTCGTCAACCCAGGCTGAAACAATAACTGTTTTATTTTCGTAACTTACGGGATTAAATTCTCGATTGATAAGCTGTAAGGCAGTTGAAAGATATCTGCTCTTAAATTTTGTATATTCATCTTGGCTAAATCGGATCCCGGCAATAAAATCGAGATCATTGGAGGACGATACAAGCATTGTCTTTAACAGAGGCGATACGTTTTGTAATATAAAATTACCCACTGATCTGTTTTTTGCAGTGTCTCGATAGTTTGTTGGGCCGCCGAATGCGATCCCTGAGAATCCATCTTGATTTGCAATAATAGACGAGAAGTGCTCTGTCAGATCGCTACCACTAATTTCAAATACTTCTAATTGAGTAGGATTGGCTTCTAGTTGCTGAGGTATTTGAGAAAACCCAGTTGCGGCAGGATCTAACAACGCATGACTATATGTTTGCAACTCGACTGCTGGTGCGACACGCTGCGTAATTTGCAGAAGATCTGTTAGGTATGCAGTTAGATCAACATATAGATGTCCATTAATAGTTACAAACGTGTAACCATTAATTTGTACAGATGCACTCTTAATTTCTGTGCCATTGACTACAACCGCAAGATCTGGATTTAATGGATATCCATATGGTTCAACGCTCAATTTAAATAGGTATTCTGCACCGTATCCAACAACATACTTGTCGATGACTCGTTGTCTGCTTATTTTTAGGCAACTCATTCTATATCCTTATCATGGTGTATCGGTGTCGCAGGGGCACGGATCATATAAATTCCAGTTATTAAACAATACTGGACTTGTTGTTGTTTTATAATAGTAATATCCATCTATATTCAATCTAGTAACGCCGTAGATATAACGATCAGTCATAAGATCGTTCTGGAAAATAATATCAGATGCCTGGCCAAGCCCGGAGTAAACAATTGGAAACTTTAATACAGGATCAGGTGTCGCGCCTGCTTCCGTATTGACCTTATATGAAAATATTTCACTTCCTCTAAAGGTGCTTTCCGGGTATTTTACAGGGTCGTCCAGTTCAGTACCTGTATGATCATATAGAAGAAACAGCGGTGGCTGATTTATTGTAATCTTGTCGTTAAACGCCTTTTGCCATACCCCTAGACTGTAGTACCATGTCTCTCCTCTCTGTGCAGCATCGTAAGGTCCGTCTTGAAGTATAAACACAATATCACCTTCAAGAACAGGTGTTGTCCATGCTGTGTATGGAAGAAAATTAATGGTACCGTCGGGATTCTCGTTCACCTGAAAAATAAATTGGTTAAACTTACCAAACCCGGAATCCCACTCATCTACAGGAATATCGTCGATTGATTGGTCCCACTCCGATAGATCCCAGAAATCAAAATCTGTCGTATCATTAAAGAAGCATACAAGGTCCCCAGCAATCATGTTAATATCGAGTTCGTCGTTGACGTCAGAGAGTAACTGTCCCTGATACTGGGAAAAACGCATTGGTTCGCCTTCGCTGTTATCCCTAAATCCGTAGTGTATCTCTTCTCTAAACTGTGTACCGGATTTGTAGAGAGGAATGTCTGCTACGAATTGGATAATGGGTCTTAATGCTCTAGTTGAATTTATTGGAAATGGCGACGCGGTAGCAACCACTGTTGCCGAAATTGCATCAATATGAAACCATTTATTTGTTCTTGACCATGCATTTCTATCTAGCGCGCCGCGCTCAATAGTGATGTAATCACCCGGATTAGGATACGAATGAGTGTCCCATGTTTTTGCGTCCCAGTATCTATTATCTATGATTCTGCCAGTGGATAATTCAATTACTCCGTCCCATGGCAAGAATTCAAATATAGAGCCGGACGTAAAATCGGGGAATCTTGGTACAAGTTTAATTCCTGTACATCCACCAAAGTTTTCGACATAACGTGGTTCTGCATAAGTTATTGACCCGGCAAAACTGACAGATATTCCTGTAGTAAATTTCAGATTTGACGGAATTGCAGTCTCAGGAGTTGTATATGAAGATTTACCGATAATCTCTGCCTCAATATAAGCATCTATTGTGGGATACGGGCTAAAATCGATATTAGAAATCTCAATTGCCGCTAGTCCCTGTTCTACCCAATAGTAATTATGATAGTTAACAAACATATCATAATCAATAGGAGGTCCGAAGCTATAGTATTCGGATGCAAAAAGGCGGTCTTGATTTAATGTATTCCCACCGTAATATTCGATTCTTTCTAAGAGATCGTCGTAGAAGAAAACGTTTGTTTTCTCACTGTTTTCGTTACGTGCGTAGGCAGTGGCCTCTAATTGCCACCATGTTCTATTCTTTGATGGCTCGGGAAGATAAAAATCTGTTACAGGATTAAAACTACCCGGAATTCGCCGGCCAAGAAATCCAGCTAGATAATCACTATCTTTCTTTGAAAAAACTTGGTCAAAGGTTGCGTCGAAAAATTTCTTTTCGGTTACAGTTTGAAAAACTGCCGGTAATTTTTTAATATACTCAGTCATGTATAATTCCAAATAGTAGATAGTTTTATCTACCTACTATTTATCACAGGAATTATCTACCGCTTAAACTCTTAAATTCTGTTCTGTGAGATTCGCAACAATCTGGACATTGTTTACAGTCGCAGTCGAAATAAACAATTGATCCGATGCCGACGAGATTTCGAATAGATTTCCAAATTCTGAGTTAGCACTATTAGGCACAATAACAACGGAAGAAATAATTCTTGATAGCTGTTGGTGGATAAATGCTGCCAATTCAGTGTAGAAGAATTTTTCTCCGAAGTCCCAATTGCGAATATCGAAGTAGGCGTCGATTGCTTGTATAACTCTTGTCTTGACTTCGTTATCGCTAATGTTTGATGACGGTGCCTTAACTACCTTAAATGTTGCCTGTAACTCTCTTTCGGCTTGAGTTCCAAATAAGATTTTAAACTTTCCGGAATTCCACACCATTGAATCACTAACCATTTTGTATTTGTCGAGATCCTGGAATTGAATTCTAAGTTCTTCGGTAGTAGGTGCTTCAGGGAATGTTGCCAGGCTACCGTTAGAATTTTTCCAAATTAATACATCTCTATAATAAACATCAGTAATTGCAATCATATCGACAATGTTAGATACTGCTGGGTCGACTCGTTGGTCGATTGGAGCATAATGACTCCATTTAAAATACATTGGGAATCTTTCTAATTCGGGCACACTTGTATTCTGTGTAAATGTTTTACCATTTTTATCAAAGTGGTATCTATCAATGATTGGAATAATAATTTGTCCACTAGGATATGCTGGATTAATGGTGCTTTCAAATGCCAGAGTATGATAGATACCAAAACCTGGTTTACTATCACTGATAAGGTATGATTTGTTTATAAAGTATCTAGTTACTGTATCTATCTTTCCGGGCTCAACTGGATTATTAAAATAGAAAGTTACGTCTTCAGATATAGATATCATGTCTGCCACATTGTTAATGAATAGCAAATCAACTTCATCCATATATACAGCGTCGGCAGGAATAGGATCAATGTCTGTCCATGCTGCCGCTGCTGAAATAAACGGAGGTGCTGTATCAAACGTTGCCGGAAAGTATGCATGCAATACGCCAGCTGCTCCTACTAGAGATGTATTCCACCTACTAACCCACGGTCTTGTTGTCTGATAGCCGGTTATTTCAACATCGACGACTTCAAATACAACTCTATCTTGCGGAGTAATAATACTATCAAACCCCTCGGGATCGTCCGGGATACCATCGCTATCCGTATCAACTAAAGAGACTTCGGCTTTTGTATTATCCTGGAAACCGTCATCCTGTATGTAGATTCCTGTAATATTAAATTTTACTTCGGTCCTTAAAAATGAGGTTGTCGGATCAACAATCACAGGTTCATTATTATCGACGGTATTATTTGTATTAATCAGCGGCATAATCTCGATTGTGTCTTGCAATGCAAGCCCTGTGGTACTATCAATAACAACACGATTAGGTTCCCAATAGAATCGAACATCCCTATAGGATTCAAATACATATACTCTGCCTCTTGCAGTAAGATCGTATGTTGTGGTGTCGCTCTGGTCGCTACTGGCAATAGAAACATATAATAATCCACTATTGGGATAATTATTCCATGTAGAATAAATTTCTCCGGTATTTGTTGGGGCATACTCCCACGGCTGATCGACCTGATTAGATATACCGGGTGTTGCAGAGGTCGATGTTTTCCATGCGTCTGTTAATAAATCATAATATAGCCAGAATGAAATTCCGGCACTTATGGTAGTTACAATTTCTAATATTTCTTCATCGGTAAAATCATTTCTAAATGCAGGGTATACCTTAACAGCCTTATAATTAACTTGCTGCTCTCTGCCTAACTCAATTGGTCCCACGTTAGCATAAGGATTTAACGGGTTAAGGATCAACGGAAGACCTGACTGAATAACACTGTTGACTGGTACGGAATCACTCACAGTAAGATCGGCGGGATTTCCAATACGTATCATCGAACCTGCATCAATGAAACCCCAGGGCTGATATATATTAGTATTACCTGTGTCGGGATTAGAGGGTGTTAATGTATTAACTAGCGCAACCGCATCGTCTCCCGGAGTTGTAGAGTTAGAAAAATATCCTGTATCGTTCTTAAACTTAGCTGGGCTAGTTTTCCAGAACAGGCTTTCCTGAAATGGATTGTTTAAATCTAATAGAGAATATCCTGCATCTGTTGGCAATTGTTTATTAACTCTAATCTTGTCTTCGAATTGTTGCAGATACTCGTCGTAGAAAAAGTTATAGACAAGCTTCTCTCTTAACATTTCCTGAATTGTGTTTACAAGAATTGTCTCGATGTTGCCGGCATTGGAAGAATCACTAATTACCTGTTTGAGTACATTTTGATTGTCTCTAAATAGAGATCCATCTTGGCCAAATATAATTAGGTCTCGGTGAAATCCGGTAGGATCATTTAAGTCAAGATATCTACTCTGACCACTATATATTCTGTTGGTTGCTTGGATTTTTGCAATCTGATTACCGTAGATTAATGGAAGAACATTATAGTCGCTCCCATTAACCATTCGAGATTGCGTCGAAAATACTTCTGGAGCACGCAATCTAATTTGTTCATCTGTTTCCGATGTAGCAGCATTGCCAATTGTTTGTTCAAGGTTAAAAACTATTCTTAATGTATAATTTTGTTGATCTACCCCGACATAAGGAATATTAATCTGTAGACCACGAGCATCAGTCGGCCTAATTACAAGTGCCTGATTTGCACTGGGACGCACCCAGAATCTAAATAATCCTGTAGGCACGTTACCGAAATTACCGTCGGCAAACCTTACAGTAACGGTATCGGATGCTCCGGATATAACTGAGAATATATTTCTTTCTGCAAATTGAATACTGTTATAGATAATATTTTCGCCGGCAAGTGCAGGAACTCTTATCCACTTATTAATAACAATGCCGGCATCGTCGGTTTCTTGAACGTATACATCATCCTGGTTAATATTTTGAATATCAATCGGATATAACCTATTTGGGGCAGGGAATTCAAAATTGGCATCTAAGTTTAATAAACTACCTTGCTTAAAATATAAGAAAAATCCAGTATTAGGAGATGCCATACCGAGTCTATCGTTTCTGTAAATAAAATTAAACGCATTGTCAGGATCGGGATCTCTTTCAAAAATTGTTTGATTTGTAACAAAATCAGGATTACAGATATCCACCGGATAACTTTCGCCATTTATTGACAATGTTATAGGATATGCTACATCAAGTCGTAATATGTTGTTTAACTGATAAAGATCGGTCGGAATACTGCCTATCGACCCGCTCTTTGTAGGGCGACCAAAAGGATTTAAAGGACTAAATGCAGCATTACATATCTGTATAAACTGGTCGAACCAGTCGGGATTATTAGGGTCATTCCAAAATACAGAAGTATCATTAATATTAACCCCGTTTGCATCTACCAACGGTTGATCTGTCTGTACTGCTGCAATTTTAAACAATCCACTGGCAGCAATGTTTCTGCGAGGAACATAATTAACCATTTGAGCAAGACGGATAATACTTTCTCTACGCTCGGCAGTATCAATAAAATTTTCTCTACTATTAAGATCGGTACGAAATGCCAGACTTGTGCCGAAGTATGCAATTAATTCAATAATTGCAATAAATTCCGAACTCTCAATATAGTCATTGAAGTCTTCGGGATAGTAAGTTTGAATATAATTGATTAGAGCCTGCTTCAGAGTATCGAAGTCGTAAGCAGTATAATCAATAAACTGGTATGCCTTGAAGACTTTCTTATAGTCCTCGGCAGCAAAGAGATTAGATTGTCTGATACTTTCTGACATTAGAATTCTTCCTTATCTTTCAGAGAGAATGTAACAAACAAACTATCTGTTACCGATTCGGGTTTAAATAATAAGACCATAACAACAGTAAGGGCCTGGTCTTCTTGAAATACATCCACCGAAACGAGTTCAACCCGCGGCTCGGTTTGAACTACTCTTACAGCATCCTCAATGATTGCATTTTTCGTATATTCATCAAACGGATCGAATAGTAAGTTAAAAATACGTGTACCAAAGCCGGGCAGCATTACACGAGCACCCAATGGGGTAGCAAAGTGATTATGCAAGTCACGCTTAACAATTTCGATGTTCGTTAACGAATACGGCGGGTTAGGTTGATCAACGGTGTTGAACCCGACAAAATACGGTTTTCTTGTTACGCGCTGACGCCGTATTAAACCCAGTTGATTAATGGCCATATAATTCCCTTTCTATTATTTATCAAGAGAATTATATAGTGCTTTATGAACCGGCCGGGAATTGTTTATCGCACCCGTTTGGATCTACACCATTTCTAATCTGTGATGCAATTTTTGGTCCGCGTGTTTTAACTTGTTGATAATACGGAGTATTCTCAATCTGCCGTGCTGCCTGATCGTAGTTTCCTGCCTGCATTTCTCTCTTAAACGAAACAAATTTAGAAAGACGAGAACCACCGAGGTTATAGGCCATATCAGCAACAGCACGTTTTCTATTGTCATCGAGCCCGTTCCAAGTGTCCATTCCGAGAAACTTTTGTGCATCTTTAATTGCAGTCGAAGTATCTTGTTGAAACCATGAAGATATCTGTTCTTCCGAAACTGTACTACCTAGAGGATATTTTGCCTTTTCGTCTTCTCTTAATAAATGACCTATACCAGCTGTCTCGAGATTCTTTGAGTCGAGATAGACCTTATTTCTTACGCCCTCGTGCTTTCTTAGTTGGCATTCGAATGCTTTATTATTGAAGTCTTTAGATACAATACTATCTGCGGTCTGTGGTTGCGGAAGCGTAGTGTTATTTGCACCGGTGTCTGTATTTGGTGCCGGAGATGTTGTCGCGCCACCACTACTAGAGCCTTGATAGGTTTTATCTCCTTCTGTAAGAACAGGTTCATACCCGGTTGTTGAGCTAAACTTAAACGTTTCGTGTAACGGACAGGGCTCATATGATGGCCATCGGGTAACAATTGTAGGCCACGATTGCATTTCTCGGGTGAAGAACGGGTCTTTGATAGGAGGCAATATGTTTCCAGCATCAATTAATGCTTTCATTTCAGCCTTTATTGCATCAATCGGTTCTGTAGGTGCAGTCGGCGGTGCAATTATTACAGGTGGCCCAGTACCTGATGCGGGGCCGGCGCCCGGGCCAGGATATACTCCAGTGTGGAATGCATTAGATACATTGAAGTTTAGAACATTTCCTGTAACATCTAAGAATACCTCTAGATTTGATCCAAAATTTACATCCTCTTCGACCTTAAGAGTTCCTTTTATCTCTACATCTGCGTCATTTGTTATTGTGGTTGTTTTTACTCCAATAACACCATCTGCATCAATTCTTATATCACCAGGGCCGCATTGTGTCTGACTAACTTTAAGATTAAATGTTGATTCAGACTTCAAGAAGAAATTACCAGCGGCACTGATACTTTGATAACAAGTCTTAGGTTCGGGTAAAACGCAATGTGCCCAAAAGTGGAAATTCTTGTATGTGTCGAGAATAATATTATTCTTTGACCAGAAATGTTGCGTGCCGTCCGGCTTTCCGGATCCGCATTTATAATCAGCGGCTGGTGAAGTTCCTTTACACACTGCTAAAGTTGTATTATAGTAATTGTGCTGTACCACAGTCGAATGAGTATCCCATTCGGCAGTCATAACAATATTGCCGCCCTGGCCTAAGCCACGGCCACATTTCGTGTACATTGGAACGTCAAACTTCTTAGGAACATTATTGATATCGTAAGTTATTTCTTTAGTCCCTGCATATACAGTATCCTTAGCTGCCGAAATATAAAAATTCTGGCCTGCTTCGAAATTAATGTCTCTGTCAGCACGTATATTGACATCGCGCATTGCTCTCAACGAAATATCAAATTGGCTAAACACGTCGATATGGCCGCGCTGGTCCATTTGTATCCACGACGTTCCGTCTCTATTTACGATATAAACAAACCCGTTAGTCTCATCTATTCTAATCTTAGCACCAGTTTTTGTTGACAGTTCGACGTATTCTGAGCCGGTTTGATCGTCCATAATAAATGACGAACCGCCTTTTCTACGAATATCTTCAGCCTTCATACCTTCTTTAATTTCCGGACCAGGCGTTAAAATCCCGAAAACTTTACTCGGGGCCTCCCGGCGAGCACTGGAAGTTGTTATACCTCTTCCCTGGTCTGTTATAAGACCCTGATTTCCTACACCCTTAAATTTGGTTTTTTGATACGGGTGGAATGCTCTGTCGGGTTTGGTTACTTTTGTATCCCATTTATTATATTCGGCTACTGGAATTTGTTTTCCGGGATGTTGCCAGTTCTTGGCATCGGCTGCACTGCCCGGAATCATATTATTCATATACTGATTGTATAATGACCCAATCCATATTCCTCTCGATGCATCGCCGTTAATAAACATCACTAAAACTTGATTATTAATATCGGGCGGAATCATCCACATGCCATAAGAGGTATGTGTTCCTTCAAA